GTCTATGTCTCGCCCTATCCTTTTGTCAGCTATACCCAACTGACTTCGCTACAGTTTGCCATTGATAGCGAGATGATGTCGTGGGCAGTTTGCCTGAAATCTACGGACTACGACAACGAAGGCAGGCTCTACTACCTAGACCAGCCATATAGCGTTTTATTGATGCAGGACGGGCGTACACGCGCAGCCTATTGGGATGGTTCTACTGCCCGACACCTAGACCCTACGCCTATTGACGGAGAGATCACGCAAGCCGGTAAAGACGAGACGCCTCTTGGGCTCTGGATGCTCTGGAGTAACAACCGCCTATGGGTGAGCCGAGGCAATCAAATCTTTGCTAGTGACATTGGGAATCCGCTCAAGTTTACCGATCAGGAATACCTGAATGAAGGCCGCGCCTTTTACCTGCCTGATACCTGCACTGGCCTAGTAGAAACATCTGACCAAGCGGGCCTGATTGCTTTCACGGAAACCACGGGCACGTTTATCCAGAGCTCAATCCAAGATCGCACACAATGGCTTTCGACACCTGAGTTTCAAAAGACGATTCTTCAAAAGATCGGATGCGTTGCCCCACGCTCTATCGTTTCTCAGTATGGCCTGATCTGGTGGTACAGCCACAAGGGTTTAATCAACCTGAACGATGCACTGCGCCTGAACATTACCTCGCGCCTAGACGTGCAGGACAACGAGATGTTTGCCTCCAAGTATAACGTAAGTTATAACTTGTCGGGCGTGTGTGGCACGTTCTACGAGAATCTTTTACTACAATCTCTGCCCAACGGAGACAAGTATAACACGCATACCTATGTCCTAGATCAGGCTCCGTTTGACGGTAACGTCAATGCGTGGGCTGGCTACTGGACAGGCTGGCGTCCGGTCGAATGGACAACTGGAGTTGTCAATGGTGAGGAACGAGTGTTCATGGCTAGCCGCGACTTCGATAACAATTTTCGAATCTGGGAGGCCATGCTGCCAAGCAAGCAAGATAACGGTCTGCCTATCACAAGCTGGGTGCAGTTTAAAGAGCATCCATTTGGCGACCTAGAATACAAAGAGTTTGAGTACGCCGAGCTGAATCTTCGCGAGATCAAAGGCACGGTTGATGTGATGGTAGCCGTCGCTGGCAGCAAAGGTGCATTCCAGCCGGTAGGAAGAAAACGAATCGAGGCTACGGTAGGACAAGTTTATGGAGATTCAGTGTATGGTAAGGACGCCAAAGTGCTTGCAGGCTATCGCCCTCAGCAACGCGAGATTCGCACGAACCAAGGCTCTAATCCTAGCGAGTGCAATGCGGCTTGTGTAGAGTCTGAGTTTCGCGGATTGGTAGATAAATCATTTAGCCTAATGGTGGTCTGGTCAGGCATAGCTGGCATCTCCTCGCATCGAATCTTTATACGTCCCTTCACCGAAGAAATGGCAGGACTATGTGAGACAAATGAAACTGCGCCGCGCCTCCTTAATGAGGCTGGATGTGGAGCGATGTCTTACTTTACGGAAGGCAGACCGTTTACTAAGTACACGGCTACCTCTAATTACTCACAGAATGATGTGAATGGAATCCCCGTAAGTTACACCTCCACGCAGACATCATATATCAGTCAAATAGACGCCGATAGGCTTGCAGAACAGTCGGCTAAAACCTATGTGTTAAGCCAACTTGGTTTGCTATGAGGCGCAGACGTTTATCTACAACATTTCAAAGCCTGACTCCACTAACGCCTAGGCTTACTGGGTTAAGCTATAATGCGTTCCCTAAGTATCGACCTGTACTCGCGGAAGAGCGATGCTCGACAGATGACCCGCTTGAAAATGGGTTCATATTTGAGTCGCTAGTAGGCGCGATTACTATCCCGCAAGTGGATCAATATGGGCTCAATGGGTTCAATCAAAGACGTGCGCCTGACGGAAAAAGCAAGCTATCTAACTGGACAATATGCCCTAACTATGACTTTTGCGATGGGCCTTTGGTTGAAGATGTAACTCAGCCTAAAATCTACACGACACGTTGGGCAGCATACTACGATCCAGACTCAGGAGCTATCAAGTACGGCAAGAAGAACGGCACGTTTAAGAACGCGAGCATTCAGTTGTTTCCAGCCGCACTAGTCCTTAGTGAGACAGATCAAATCTCCATGTGCTTTGATGCCAATGCGCGGGCATCATTTGCGTTTCAGTTTACTAGTAGCGAGATACAGATCAGGCGATTTGAGGCTAGCACGCCTACGACCTATCAGTTTTCTGGCACAAATCCTAGGCTGTTCTACGATGGTATATTGCAGCGTGATAATACCTTGCAAGATATTGTGTGCTGCTATGTAAACGGAGGCTCACTCTGTGTTCGATTCCAGCGCGATAACTTTGCCATTGAGTATGTAATGTACGCTCCGTCAGGAACCGAGGAACTACTGCGAGTTACTAAGACAGATAAGAATGAGTATTTCCAAGTCGTTTTCTATACGTCAGTAGACAATAGGCAATACGCAGTTAGGTCGATGGTTTACCAGCCATTCCCTGACTACTATACGGATAACGCGCTATCTAGTGTGACACCGCTTTCTGGGGATTACAGCTCAAGTGTTATCATCATTGGGCCATATTCAGATAGCGGGACAAATTCAGTTGCTCCGTTGTCAGGAAGCTATGACTCAAATACTGTTGTAACAGGCCCATATGCAGATGCAGCCATCAATTCAGTTGCTCCGTTGTCAGGAAGCTATGACTCAAATACTGTTGTAACAGGCCCATATGCAGATGCAGCCATCAATTCAGTTGCTCCGTTGTCAGGGGAGTATAATAATGTCAGCGTTAACGGAGGAAGTTATATTGACTCAGGCACCAATACGGTACAGCCATTATCAGGAAATTACAGCTAACTTATGAACAATAGAGTAAACGCAGATAATTCGATTCAAGGACGATATACAACCAAGGTTTGCGAGGCTCCTGTTCTGCGGTCGATGCGTAAGGAGGCATATGCTAAAGCTGGATTTATTGGAGAGTACGACGGCACTTATGATTCGTGTGTAAAGCTACCTGAGTTTGAGCGATTCCTGCACGATAAAGAACTATCCAAGATCGTAGAAGATCGAAGCGAAGAACTGAATAGCGAATCTGCTCGTTTATCGGTTGATGAACTTAGCGTAAGCGGCCCGCATAACAACCTTATCCTAGATCAGGGACTAAATGCATTATTTTCTAGCTACAACATTTCAGCCGCATCTACTTATTGTGTAGTTGGTACAGGAAGCACCCCTACGTTTACCGACTCAGGCGCAGCAACGGCTACAACAGCAGGCTCTAGTACGACTATCACGGCTTCATCTTCTTTCTTTACGGCAGGAATGGTTGGCCAACTTATTAAGTTTGATAGTGGTGAGGAGCGATATATCGCATCGCAAACTGGAACAGCTTGCGTAGTTACAGTTGCTGTGAACATTGCTGCTCCAACTTTGTTTACTGTATGGGCAGTTAATCAGGTTGGTTTAGCAACAGAAACAAAGCGCACTAACACATACCTTACTGGAACAGGCAATTGTGGAACTACTGATGTTAGCAACATGCGCACAATGCGGCGCACCTATGACTTTTCTACAGAGGTGGCTAATCAGAATTATACTGAACTTGGCTGGGCTCAATCTGGAACAGCGGGCAATAACTTATTCTCAAGAACGCTTATTAGCGGAGGCACTGTTTCTGTTCTTATTGGACAACAATTACGTGTTATTTATGACTTAGCGATTACTGTAGGGCCAAATGCATCTACTCCTTTTACGTGGGTAATTGGTGGTACTACAGGTTGGCCTGTTTCTCCGGCAACAACAACAGAAGGTGATTATATTAGACATCAAATAGCGTTAAGTTCAGTAACTATTTTAGGAGCTAGCACAAACTCAGACACCGACCCAGATAATACTCAAATTATTTTATATTTATGTACTGGATCAACATTGCCCGGATTTGGAAGCAACTATACAGCTGGAACTTTTGCAACTCCAAATACAAATACAAGGAGCTCATATTCGCTTGGTGATTTTTATATTGATTATACATCTAGCTATAATTTAGTTACTGGTAACGCAACGAACTGGCGTGGAATTAGTAGCCAGTCAAATATGTTTACTTTTGTTTTTGACCAAGCCCAGACTAAGGTAGACACACATACTCTTTCAATTAGTATTCGGGTATCTATAGCTAGAACGCTAACTAATCCATAATGAGTAGCACGGCCTTTAAATCAGTAACTCCCTTCACGCCGAGAATGATCGGCATAGGGTACGTCGCGTTCCCGCTGGATAAAAACAACTAACCATGCCACAACAAATTCCACTCATCTTTAGATCGGCACCGCTTCCGGCAGACTTTCAGGGCTCACCACAAGAAATCATGGAGGCTATTACGGCTCGCCTCACGGCTGAGTCAGCAGTCAATGTTGCATTCTTCGTGAGCGGAGCAACCGCGCCTACTAGCGACTATGGCCCTTGGCTTAAGAACGGCCTGACATGGTGGACATTCGATACGGTTACAGGTGCGTATATTCCCCAGCCTCTTGAACAGCTATCGCTCAAGTACATTGCTCAACAAGCCGCTCCATCTCAGACTCAGTACGTGTTCTGGATTGAGCTAGACGGTACAGGCAAAGCGCAGGCTATCAAATACTATTCAGGCGGCGCATGGAAAGACGTGTACGAAGATAAGTTCGCTACGTATAGCACGACGGCGCAGATGAATACTGCGATTTCCGGTGCGATTACAACGAACAATACCAACTACTACACCAAGGCTGAGATCGACTCAGAGATTGGCTCAGTAACTAGCGCAGCGGCAGGCTATGGCTCATTCTCGGCTATTCAAATCGGAACGCAGCCAATTCCGAGCAACGTAGATACGCTCGTAACATCATTCGATAGTACGGCCTTTAACTACGATGGATCTTTCAATACAACCACTAGCACCTTCACGGCTAATAAAGCTGGGCTGTGGTTCTTTCATTGGAAGCTGCAATTCGATAACGCGCACGCAACCAACAAGAACTTTGAGACATATTGCTATATCCTAAATCCGGGAGGCAGCTCACGCATGAGTTCTAATAACTCATCCTATGATCCTCAGGGTGCTCGCCAATTCCATAACGCGACAGGGTTTATCCAGATGTCGCAAGGTGAGCAGTTAGTAATGTCAGTCATTACGCCTGACCCTGTTGATCTTTCCATCGCTAACTCAGTATGGGGCGGCTACCTTGTTAAGGGTATCTAAGTATGGATGAAGTCATAGCATATCCTAAAACTAAAGAAATTAGCATTATAGATGTTATTGAGCGGTCATCCTGCGTTGAGCTAGACCGCATGGAGGCATTGCTAGGTACGGGTGCGGTTGGGGATGTTATCACATGCCCAATTGTCAACCGCTTTACCAACGGCCTGTACACACGCGAGATATTCATGGCAGCAGGCACAAAGATATGCTCGAAGATTCACAAGACGCAGCATCAGTTTATTATCAGCAAGGGCAAGGTAAGCGTGTGGTGCAAAGACACTGGCTGGACTACCTATACTGCGCCTTATCACGGCATTACTGAGCCGGGAGCTAGGCGATTCCTCTACATCCACGAAGACACGGTGTGGACAACATTTCATCCTAATCCAGACAACCTAGAGGATGAGGATAAACTTTTGGAGTTCTTAATACTACCCCACTCAATATCAACCATTGAAGATTTCGGTGGTAGTATAGAAACTCTATTGACTAGCATACCACTGTGCGACTCTAATCATTCAGTGGAAAACAATAAGGAGATTTCCGTATGAGTTTTGGTATCATTGCAGCCACCGCAGTAACGGCAGGCGCAGGCATGGTAGCGGCCAACAAACAAAGCAAAGCCGCAAAAGTACGACCCTTACGTAGCACAAGCCCGCAAGACAGCGGCGATGAATTTCAACAATGTTATCGGCGGACAAGACCCGCTGACAGGCCGCGCTAACGAGCTGGCATTACAGATGGCCAATAATGGCCCTGTGCAGTTTGATAGTCCTGCTCTCCGTGAAGCTGTATCGCAAGCAATGGCGGCAAGTAAAGGCCCAGCTATTCCTTACGCTGAGTTGCCTGTAGAGATTTCTAACCAAGCTACGCGCCGTGCTCTCTCAACCGCTGGCAACGTAGGTGGTGGCCTCAATCTAGGCCGTGACTTGGTAGCCCGTGACCTTGGCCTTACCAGCCTGCAACTCGGCCAGCAAGCAGAACAGAACCGCATGAATCGAATCGCCCAACTCCTAGGCGCAGGTGGCGCAGAGCTTGGAATGAATAGAGGTAATGCTGAGTTTGGCGTAGCCCAACAGCAACAGAACATTGGCAATCTTACCCAACTAGGCGGGCAGGACTTTAGCCGTGCTCTTTCCGCCGCTCAATTTACGCAAGCACTCCAACGCCCTGTAGTTGGTCTTGACCCATCGGCCATTGCAAATCTCGCCACAGGCAATACCGCTACTGAAAATCAGAACCGCCTGAACCAAGCTAATCTCATCCAGCAGCAGGGTAATATCCAAGCGAACATGTATGGTCAGATTGGTGGTGCGCTTGGCTCTGGTCTTAGCGCATATCTCGGCAGGCCGCAGCAACCTGAGCAGCCCAAGAGCAATGGGCCTTCCTCAACCTACGCTGATTTCTTAAAGAATAACCCAAGACCGTCCGGTTAACAACATGGCACTTCAAACTAGAGGTTTCGAGGTAACGAATATCCCAAGAGCACAAGGGATTGATTTCTCTTTGCAGCCGGGTCAATTCACGGCTGGCCTAAACAGTGGCATCGGCGCGTTTAATGCGTTCTCCAACATCGCAGAGGAAGTACGGGATCGCCCGCTGCGCAATCGTGAACGTGAGTCTCGTTTGGCACAGATCGAAGCCGAGGCGCAGATGGCTCCCGTTCGCCGTCAGCTTACCGAGATTCAACTAGCCAAGGCTGGACTGCCAGAAGACATTGTAACAGGTATCACAGTTGTTCGAGTTGCGCGTGAAGATGCTCCAGATCAGTACGATATGGTTGAGCAGATAGAAGGCTTCACCTTTGATCCTATTACCGGTCAACGCACGCCATATAAACGAGCCGGAAAGATGGTGACTAGCGCAGAGGAATTGGC